TTCCGCTGGCTTAATTTCTTCGCTTCATCAAAAGCAGGACTGTTCGATTCCTTCATCTTGGCATACCCTTCGCGCGCTTTCGCAAGGTCGGCCTCGAGCGCTTCGGGGCGCCCCCTGTACTGAGCCTTATACTCTTCGAGTTCACGGTTGGTCCTTTGCGCGCCAAAGCGGAACAGTCCAGTCTTAATGGCGTTTGACAGGCGCAGGGTCACTTTTGCCAGCCAGTCATAGATTTCCTTCAGCGCAGGAGTGACGTCTTCACGAAACGCGAGCGCGAGGTCCTGCAAAGCAGACTTCCAACGATTCGTGGCTCCCTCCAGATTGTCCTCCATGGTGCTATACATCTGGTCCAGGGCGCCGTTACAATCACCAAGGGCCTCGTAAAGCTCGCGGACGTCGCCAGCACCCTTGATGAGGGCACTGAACGCGGACACGGAGCGCTTGTCAGTCATGTCGAGCGCTTCGCTCAGGTCGATGTTCCGGTCCTTCAGTTCCTGAAGCGCGTCTATGATTTCTGGCATGGTCTTCGCCGTATGGCCGAGACCGCCAACCAGCTTGCCATTTGCATCGGAAAGATTCAGCAGGATGTTCCGGAGGGCAGTCGCCGCGCTCGAGGCATCGAATCCAGCATTGGACAGGACGCCAAGGATGGAAACCGTATCACGCGCCGACAGGCCGAAGGAATTCGCGACAGGGCCGACAACAGCGATGGATGTCTGGAGCTTGGAGAAGGACAGGGCGGACTTGGAGCAGGATGCGGCCATGAGGTCGAGCAATTCTCTGGAATCGCTCGCCTTGAGCCCGAAAGCGCGAAGGGCGGATCCGGAGAAGTCCGCTGCGCTTGCGAGGTCCGTCCCGACCGCGGCGGCGAACTTCAGGACGCTCTCCTGCATCGCCACGATTTGGTTCTCAGTAAAGCCGAGGCGAGCGAGAGAGGTCTGCAGCGATGTCACTTCCGCCGCCGTGAAGGACGTAGTCTTTCCGAGATCCATGGCGGACTGCGTCAGTCCCTCAATCTCCTTGGATGACTTTCCGAGAACGGATGCCAGCTCGGAATTCGCCTTCTCGAAATCCTTCATCACGCCGACCGCATTTCCGACGGCGCGGAAGAGCGCCTGGATACTTACGACGCCGGCAGCCAGCCCACCAACGGACTTCATGAGGCCCGACATGGCGGACTTCATGAGGCCCGATTTCTTGCTGAGCTGATCAGCCTGGACAGCTGCGCCATCAAAGGCCTTCTTCAGGCCGTCCGCGTCATTGATCAGCGCCTTTAGGTCCTTCGCGTTCCCCTGGAGCTTGTACGTTATGCTGATTGTCGACATCGCTTGCGTATTTTTCTTTCAATTCCTCAAAGCGCTCCCTGGTACTCTTCTTCGCCGGAATCTTCCGAACCTTGGCATCCCACGGGAACGGGAGCAATTTCCGTGGATCGAGAGACTTTTTAACATAAGGCTGCACGAAGACGGTAGCCATAACTCTAGTGCGTTCCCAATCTCCGTGCAGTCGCTCTTTTTCGCCCTCCATCCAACTCCGGTAAACCAGATTGAACTCTATCGGAGACAGGGCGCAGAAGTCATCGTATGAAATCCCGAGGCGGCCAATGGCAACCCCGAGAATATCATCGATGGACGTTATCTTTTTTTTTGTTCTCCGGCGTCATCAGCCGCCTGCTCGACAGGCTGCTCGACAGGCTCGGTGATGAGCGTCATCATGTTCTCCATATCCTCGGCAGACAGAAGGTCGGCGAATTCGTCGAAAGTCAGCGAGAACGGAACCTTGTCTGCAGCGGAGGCGGAGGCGAGACAGGCGTAGAGAAGGCACGCCACCTCCTCTACGCTGTCCTGATTAAGCTCGGTAGCCTCCTTTCCAGTAAGCCTCTTGAAGCGAAGCATCGCGCCAAGAGTCATGCGGAACGGATAGGTCTTCTCTCCTACCTGAATGTTGATGGCCCTTTTCATGTCAGATTAGAGATCTTCGCCGGTGATCTTGGTCGGGTCGAGGGTGACCTCGCCGTTGTTCTCCAGCGTGCCGGAGTAGGTGACGTCGTCCTGCGCGGGAGAACTCTGCTCCAGGGAGGCGATGACGAAGGAGCCGGTGAGGTACGGGTCGGTGTTCTCGCGCTCGAGGGCGACGACCTCGACGGGCTGCCCGGTCTTCCAAGCATTGAGGAGGGTCTTGAAGCCACCCTCGGTCTCCTCGTAGTTCGTCAGGCCCTCGAAGGAGATGCTGACGCTGAGGCCGGTCACGCCCTTGCCCTTCCAGAGGCCGGCGGAGATGGAGGCGGAGGCCACAGGCTTCACGCTGCGGTCCTTCGTCTCGGTATTGAAGGTCGTGGTGTGGGTGGTGCAGTGGCCGATAGCCTTACCCCCCACCTTCAGCAGCAGGTCGCTGCCGTTGACGTATCCAGTTTTGACAGTAGGCATAATTCTGCAGTATTAAACGTTGTTGACTCTTACAGTGAAGACGAGGGACTGCGCGTAGGCGTCGTCCGCCCACCCCTCCTCGGATCCTTCCAGGTCGATGGATCGCGCCGCCAGCCGGTGGCCGTCCCCGTCGTCGTAGACCGCGCTCTGGTGGTCCAGGCAGGCCCGGACGGCCTCGGCCAGGTCGATACTCTCTGCGTAGGTTTTGGCATAGCAGAGCATCTCAACGGCGACAGTGTCGGCACCCTGGCCCGGCCCCTTCGCCAGCTGCCGGTCGAAATTCGCACGGCGGTAGCAGACGTAGGGAAGCTGAGCATTCGCCTCGGCGACCACGGGATAGATCTTCGTAGCCATAGCAGCGACCCGCTCATCGGAAATGAGCAGGTCACGGACCAGAAGGCCCACACTGAGTGAGGTGACGGACTTAGACGGTGCAGCCATATTTCTTTGCGGTTTTTTCCACGGAGGCCCGGAAGCTGTCCTGGAGGGTTTGGTTGATTTGCGGGCCGACCTGCTGGTTGGCTTTCACGATAAACTGGTAGGCAGGCATCCGGCCTCTGAAGGCGCCATTGAAGAGATAGCGCTTCCGGAATCCGCGCTTTGTTCTATGAGACCCACGCGAGCCCTTAAGACGTCGCTCTTTCGTTCCGTCCTCCGCCCAGATGAGCACCGGCTTCTCCAGCCCCTGGTGATTCAGATAGAATCCCTTCTTTGTGGTGTAGTGGGTTTTGTCCTTGCTTTTCTTCAGGACCGTTCCAACCGTGACACGAAAGCCGAGCTTTCTTTTGAACACCAGAGCCCGGACCCCTTTCTCCATCTCCCTACTCGATTTTATCGAGCCTCGAAGATGAGAAATTGCCGAACGCTTCAGCAGGTTTGCAGTAGAACGAAAAGCGCCCTTCATCGCCTTGCTCCGCTGCTTCTCGTCCATCTGGGCAAAAAGCTCGCGGAGCTGGCGGTCGTCATATTCAAGGGTGCGCGCCATTACTCGTTCACCCTGTCGCAGATGAGCCGCTTGAGACCCTTCCGCCGATTGAACTCGATGGCGCCCACCGTGTAGGTGACGCCCTGATAGACGACCCGCCACTTCTCTTCCACCGGATGGGCGGAGTAGATGATTATCTCCACCCGCCCATCGGGAAAGAGCTCGGACGCTTCCTGGCTGAGATGGCCGGATTTCCAGTTCACCTCCGCGTGGACGAGGCGGCCCTTCGGGAAGGAGATCTTCTCCGACCCGAAGGCATCCGTCTCCACGAAAGGTTTCCGGAGCTCGACGAACTCAGTCAGGCGTCCCGCGATCATACCAGTCTCCTGAAAGGTTTCACCAGGGTCTGGACGGAATCAGGCACCTCGTGCATCGCGACCGCAGACACGCTCTCGCGCTGGTTGTACCAATGCGCGGCGAGCATGAGGGTGGCCTGCTGGAGCATCTTGGGGAGGTTTCCATCGCTATCCACGAGCTCCGCCTTCTCGCGGTTCGTGTAGGTTACGATGGTCTCCGTCGCTGCATCCAGCAGATGCTGCAGGTAGGCGTCGTCCTGATAGAAGTCGTCCGCCCGAACCTGCTTCTTAAGGAGCATGATGTCCAGTTCCATGGCTCAGTGGTTTAGGCTCCGGCGCCGAGGCAGAAGGCTTCCGGACGCAGGGTCACGGTGCCGAAGTTCGTGTTCAGGACGAAGTCGACGGCGTGACGGCGCGCCAGGGTGTACGGATCCACGACCAGGTCCATGCCTCCGAAGAAGCCGGCGGCCTGGTAGGAGAAGTCACCGAAGCCGATCTTGTCGTTGCCGATGGTCGGGGTTGTGAAGACCGGGTAGCCGAGGATATGGTCGTTCTCGCAAACGAAGCGGCCGGAGCCGGCGTCCACCTTGGTGTCCTCGAGGATCACCTTCATAGCCTCGGACATGACCCAGCACGGGGCGACGGGACGAATGCCGGAACCGAGCACGGCGGCCTTCATCTCCAGCAGCTGCTTCCGGGTCGGGGCGGCGGGGGTGATGGTGACCTTGGCAGCCTTGCCGCTGGTGCCGGCGCCATAGAACGGGGACTTCGCGTTCGACGGGTTGAACAGGACGGCGTTGATGGCGTCGGCGATAGCCAGAGGCATCTCCTCGCGGATGACGCCTTCCACGATGCCGACGCTGTTGTCCAGCTCTTCCTTCGTGACCGGGATGGCGATACCGAGACGGTCACCGGTCATCTCGAGCTTGTTGAAGTTGATGCTGGAGTCGGTGAGCTCAGCAGCCTCATCCTTCCAAGCGGCCACAGCCTTGCTGTGCGTGGGCCAACGAAGGACGCCAACGAGACCGGTGCGGATGTTGATGCCGACCTTGTCCCAGATGAGACCGGCGCGGAGGGGCTTCAGCATCTCCTGCTGGATGGCCGGGATGATGCCGGTGTCGGCGAGGGCCGCGGTGGTCTGAGGGGTGACCTCGCGCATGAGGCGGATGGTCGCGGTCTTGCCGGCGGACAGGAGCTCACGGACCTGGGTGTCCATGTCCTTCCCGACGGAGGGGTTCTCGCGGAGGTTCTCGGCGGCAGCCGCCTGGACCCGCATGCCGATCAGCTTGTTCTCCCGAGTCAGGGCCTCGTACTCCACGTTCTCTGCCTCGGAGCGTTCGCGCTTCTCGGTCTCGCAAGCATCAGCGATTTCGTTGATGCGATCGCAGTTCGCCTGGTACCTCTGAACCAGCTCACGAACGTTGATGGGGTTTTTCTTCATAGACTGAAAAACTTAGGGTTAAACAAAAATTTTATCCGATGCAGCGCGACGCATTTCGCGGAGCTGCTCCTTGATTTTCTCATCGTCGCTCTTGGGCCCATCCTTCGGAGGCTCGGGTTTGGAGGCTTCCCGGATTTCCCGGGTGTCCACCTCGGTCCCCTCATAGAAAGGATCCGCGGCGAGGGTGAAGTCGTAGATGCCGGTGACCTGACGCACCGTGTAGGTGATGTAGGTCTTCTCGTCACGGATCTCCACGGAACGGGAGACGAATCCCTCGTCCCAGTAGTGGGTGGAGAACATGAACGAACAGCCGGCGAGATCACCGCGGCGCACCAGCTCCAGGGCCTTGTCTCCGTCCACGGTGTTCGGGGCCTCGAAGGAGAAGGTGACACCCTTGTCGTCCACCTCATAGGACAGCGTGCCCTTGCCCTTCTTTGAACGGGCGAGGATGAGCTGCCGGTCGTGGAACATTGTCATTTTGATGTCGCATGCGTCCAGGACCTCCCTGGTGATTGCCTCGGGGGCGATGACCTCGACGGCCTCCTCATCCTCGTCCGACCAGAGGGGCCTGGACGGAACGTTGAAGAGGATGGCCCGGCCGACGATCGTCCGGCTGGGGGCTTCGCCCTCGCCGGCTTCCCGGACATGCAGATCCGCACAAACGGTCAGCAGTTCCCGGCGGATCTCTTGGGTCTTATTCTTCATTGGTTTCGGGGTTTTGGGGTTCAGCAGGTGCGGCGGTCAGCTCGTCGATGCCCTTGAGGTTTGCGGACACGAGGACCTTGTCGCCGCCCTCGACGGCGGGCTTGTTCTCCTCGGCGCGCCACTCGTTGACGGTATAAAGACCAGCGGCGATGGTCGCAGCCTGATACTTCACCCGGCTGTCCAGGTCGCAGGCGTACAGTCCGCGACGATCGAAGCGGACCCTCTTCCGGCCGTACTGGGAAGGGAGGAATAGCTTTCTCTGAAGCTCGCTCTCGATGCTCCGGAGAAGCGGCTCCAGAGTATTGGACAGGAAGGCGACGTTCGCCATCTCGGCGCTCTTGTAATTGTTGGAAGAGTCGTCGAACACAAAGGACGGCGGGACACCGAAGAATCGGCAGATCTCGCGGACGGTGAACTTGCGGGACTCCAGGAACTGCAGGTCGGCGGATGTCATCGACAGCTGCTTGAAGTCGACCTGGCCGGGGAGGCTCACGATATGCTTACCGCCATGGAACTGATCATCGAGGTCCGACGCCGTCTTCTCGAGCTCCTTGTCCTGATACTCGCCGAAACCGCGGACGGAGGTGTCGTTACCGACCAGGCCGCGGACGTTGCCGCCGTTGCGGAAGCGGTCGAAGGTCTCGCGGTCGCCGACCTGGGCGATGTCGGCCGTAAGGCGTGCGAACTCCAGGACGGATACACCGTTCCTCTGGTCGCCGAAAGTCATCCCCTTGAGGTGGATGACCTCGTTCTCGTGGAACGTCCCCTGGATTCCGTTCACCGTGTCATTGATGACATAGAATCCGAGCTGGGTATCGTGAGTGACGGAAGCAGGCGTGCAGAGGACAAAACGTTCGAAATCCAGGTTGGTTTCGGAATAGA